GACTGCTGACGCCAGGCCTCGCCAGTGATTGCATCCAGTTCCTTCTGGTGGTGGGCGCCCTGCTCCGCGATACGCTCGGCCATCTTCTTGCCCAGGCGCCAGTCCTGAACCTTCCATGCCCCGCCAAAGCCGATGGCCAGCGCCAGCAGGATTGCCAGCCCCAGGCCGATCAGGTTCTGTGCAGGCGTCATCACGGCACATCCTTGAAGAAAACGTGGTGCCCGAGGCGCAGGGTCTGCTTAGCCTTCGCCGCCCAGGCCGGGGCCTCCGGCATCGTGTTTGCGTAGTAGTGCGTGGCGCCACCGGTTGGATCCGATACCGCACCCGACATCACCTGATCAGCCGCACGCTGGGCCTGGGCGAACTGCGCGGCCGGGATCTGCTTGGCGCCACTCAGGTAGGCGTAGTTCGGGTCGTTCTGGTTCCAGCAGCTGAACTGCCATGGCTTCAGGCACACACCGGCATAGCCCTCGCCCCACCATGACTTGGCCTTGCCATCGAACACACGGTTGCGGATGGTCCAGGCCACGGCGATCTGCCCGTCCAGCCCCTCACCGCGGGCTTCGCCCCACAGCGTGCGCGCCAGGATGTCTCGGTCTCTCTCGATTGCGTTCATGCTTTTCTCCAGACGAAAAAAACCGCACAAGGCGGTGATGGTTTCCAGGTCGGCGGTCAGGCCGGAACCACGGGCCACTCGATAGCGTCCGGGTAATGCTCTTGCTCGGGCACTCGGCTCAGCGCAACGCGGTACTTCTTCCAGACCTTGAGCAAAGCAATCTCGGCGTCAGTGGCTTCGTCCACATCGACCGCATCCTGCAGCGGCGCGACGGCGTAGTCTGCTATGGCTCGTAGACGGGTAATCTCGGCCTGCGCCTCTTTCAAAGGGTCAGTAACAACCGGCGGCGCCTCGGGCATTTTCGGAACCGGCAAGTCCGGAACCATTATGTGAAGCGTGATCATCGTTTTCAGATCGTAGGGTTCGCCATCCATAGTGACGGTCACGGTCAGCAGGCCTTCAGCGAAAGCGATATCGACCTTCGCGGTGTCCTCCGAAGGATGCAGCGAGTAGCCCCAGCCCTGATCTAATGGCGGAAAAGGAACCATGCCCAGGGTGCCCGTGACGCAGTACACGCCGACACCAGAGCGGTAACTATCTACGTCCTTGCCTCCGAGCGATGTGATGTCAAACAGGGCGCCGGTTTCGCCCACGATGTTGATTGCTGCTCTTGCCATGTTCAGATCGCCTTTAAGGTGCCGTCTTGGGCACGGGTGGTATTGGAAGTGTCGTAGATAGTTCGCCAGCCGTTCTGCACCCCGACCGAGTTAACTGTTCGCCAGTAAAGATTGCCGTTCAGAATATTCCCGACAATATCAACAGCAAAAAAGAACCATCGTAGAATCTTGAACGGATGCCGGATGCATAGGTAACGCCAGGTGGGCCACCCGTGGTCCCTTCCCCGTAGGATAGGAACCGACTACCCTCAACAATAAACGCTGAGTTCCCGTCGACCAGTTGCGCTGGTGAAATCTCCATGACGTTTCCCGAAGCGATGCCAACATTCCGAGTTGCCGCACTACCCAGGCTATTAGTCTTCGCATATAGCTCTGCCGTCATCGAATTGATTTTTACAGCGGCGCTTCGGGTAGTGTCGCCGCCGGCGCCTGTTGGGGCCGTGCCGACATTAATTTCTTGCCTAGCCATTTAGATGTTCCTTGTAAATTACATTTAAGCGGTTATTTTTCCAAATATCGCAGGAAGCAAAAAGTAGATTGGATTTGATACAGTCGTAACGCTAAATCTCAAAAGCGAGGCTGCAAAATCATACCTAAGCCCAATCCCGCGGGATTCATTATTCCCGCCCATCATCGGCATTCTGGAATTATTTACCATCAAATAATCGCCAAGCTCATAACTCATCGGAACAGAGTACCAATTAGTAGGCAGCCCCTGTCCGCTATAGGTCGTATGTGTGTAGGTCCAGTTTTGTAAGGCCCTGGTAAATACTGCTGCTTGGGTTCCAGAATCAAATATTTGCTTTCCAGTCGCATCCCACAATCTCAATCCATATGAGGCAGTAGGTTTCGATGAAAATGCCGCGACAAAATAGCGCCTGAGTGGGCTTGACCTGATGTGACACTACACCCCGTCCAGGCGCCTGGCGTTCCTACTAGGAGAACGCCAAGCTGAATGAGCGATCCGTTACTTTGAGGCCGAACGAAGACAAGTGGAGGCTCCTGCGTGTCAATAACCGAAGCAAAAACGATGGAAACGCCCGCTGTATACGTGCCTTTGTGAAAACACACAGCCTCGCATATTCGGAATCAAGAGAGACGGCGCCAGCGTCATTAGCCACCTCTAAACCATAACTCATTAAATCCACCTCATAACTATTAAGCGCATCGTCGCCTGGGAAATAGAATCATTCGGCCTCTGACCTAGAAAGTTTCTTACAGAGACTACTCCATTCCCCATCTCGCACTCCAACTGCCTATTAGTTGCCAAGCTGTCATCATTATTATTGTTGATCGGCAGCATGAAACATACTGAATTGCTAGGGCTGCATCCAGGCACTGAAAACGTTTTCGTGGATCTACCCTCGCCCGCATATGAAACAAGTACGGACAGAACAACCCTATAAGTTGAGGTACCCGTATCGAATTCCAGCACACCAGCCGATGACCATATCCTCAGACCGGAACTCATTCGCTCAAGTCTCCGATCTGAACCCGCTTCACGTTATTAACATCCCAGAATCGCAAAGATCGATTCGTCATAATCGAGCGACCTTGCCCTGGCACTACGCCGTTAATCTCGAAGGTTCCGTCCTTGTTGAGGATCCATCCTTGCTGGCCTGCGATGTAGTTGGTCGAACTGATGTAAGACCCGATCTTGGCGTTGGTGATAGTGCCGTCCTGGATAAACGCAGCCTTGATAAAGGTCTGCCCACCTGTGACCGCAAAGGGCACCGTCTCCGCCTGGCCGATGGCAAACCTGTCAGCGTCCACGATGAATTGCGACTGCAACCCCCCTGGGCCGTTCTCCAGCCCAAGCCCAATGCCGGCGATCTTGTACAGCCCGGTGGCGGTTTCGTACTGCATCCGCACCGACCAATTCGCCGTGACCTTACCGTCGACCGTTTGAATGGCCGTGGTGTTGGTCTGGATGGCCAGGGTGTTGCCGTTGACCGAGTTCTTGACCGTTTCGATGCTGGACGACAGCGCTCCGACGGCATTGATTCTGGCGGTTTGCTCAGCAACGACTGCGGCGGCGTTGTTGGCCACCTTCACTTCCACTGTGTCGGTTCGCTGCCCCTGCACCAGGTCGCCCTCGATCAGGGCGGATTGAACGGACCAGACGCCTACATAACTGGCCTCCGACCCCATCAAGGCACTGTCATCACCCTGAAGCGGCGGGTTGACCTGCAGGTAGATGCCGTCTACTCGCTGCGCCGTGGTGGTGACCTTGCCGTCGAGCGTGGTAACCGTGGCTTTGAGGGTACTTAGCCCGCTGGCCGTGGCGTTCACGCCGGTGACTGGGTCGTTGACCGTGACCTTCACCGCATTGAGCTGTTGCGCCTGGGCGGTGATGTCCTGGCCGTGCTGGTTGATCGTCGCCGAGTTCTGCTGAACCTGAGTCACCAGGGCGTTGACCGTCTGCGTTACCGTGCCGATGTCGGTCCAGTAAGTAGCGTTCGGCGGCGGGCTGTTCGCCGGAACCGGGCCGTTGGCCTGATACAGGTGCTGCCCCATGCGCACGATATCGTTAAGCGCGTACGCCTTCGCAGGGTCGTACTCAAGCGCGTCGACGATCTGGTCAATCAGCCCTTCCAGTTCGTCCTTGGCTGCTTCGATGCGGCCATTGACAGAGCCAGGCCCCGTCCCGTCGATGAGGTCGATCCGGTCCTTCAAATGCTGACCCAGGGCGGTCTCGTCTATCTGCCCCTTGATCTGCTCAAGAATCGGCCCGGCATCCGAACTGGCCTGCCCCATAACCCCATTCACCACCGGATAGAACGGACCGATGTTGCCGGTACGGTCCACCAGGCGCGCCCAGAAGAACAGCGTGGCGCCCGCCAGCAGGGACTGCATCCGGTAGTCAGCCTGCGGGTAAGCCAGGTCGGCCAGCTTCGTCGCGGCCGCCAGGTTGTTCGCCGGTCCATACCAAAGTTCGGTCCGCTGCGTATCCTCGGCGCCAGCAGGGAAGCCCCACTTGATGCCGATGCCGAACAGCTCGCTGGTGGTTGTCAGGAACGACACCGCCGGCGGCAGACCTGTCTTGCCTTCCAGGTTGGTCAGGTTGGAGCTTTTCCAGATCGACGAAATTTCGAAAGCGCTTACCGAACGCACCCGGGCCAGATAGGCGCCTGAGTAAATGCCGGTGACGTCGACGCTCGTTGAGCCTGTGCGCTGCACCTTGATCCAGTTGCCGTTGTCCTTGCGCCACTCCACGTCATAGGCGACGGCTCCAGCGACGGCAGGCCACGAGATGTTCATGGTGCTGATGGCTATGCCCTGGTTCACCGCGTAGCTCGACGTCAGCGTGACGCTAGCCGGCGGCGGTACCACGGTGATCGGGATAACGCTGATTGGGCGTTCTTCCAGGCGTGCGCCGGTGTCGATGTGCGCAAACTTGCTCGGGTCGTACTGCACGGCCGAGATTTCGAACACGCCAGGCTCTGGCCGCGCAACGCTGACCACCCGGTAAAGCGGAACGGCCAAGTCATCAGCATCCAGTGCCCACACAAGTTCCGGCTCAGGCGTAACTGAATAGGCCACGGTGACCGTGACCTGCCGACCACTGACCACTTCCACGGTACGCCCCTCGCACTTGCCGTCAGGCAGGTTGAGGATCAGTCGGTCGCCGGGCTTGGCCTGGGTGTCGCGGTCCAGCTTGATGACCTTGCCGTTTACCGCTGAGATACGCCCGCCAATGGCACGGCCGGCCAGCAGCTCGTCAGCAATCGGGATCACGTAGCCAGGCAGCGGGATACGGCCATCCAAACCAACCTTGAAGGTTACGGCCCGATCCTTGGAGTTGGTCAGCAGCGCCCACTTACCGCGGCGCTGGGCCTCGGATTCGCGGGTGCAGCCTATAGCGCTGATCTCCAGCGGGTTGTCGCCGTAGCGCCGCTGCAGCTTCTGATCGGTCACGGCGGTGACGTCGGTGTCGTAGTTGTTCAGCGGGTTGTCGTAGCTGACCAGTGCACGGGTGTAGCGGGTGCGCTCAGACGCGCTCGAGTAGGTGAACTTGCCGTCGAGGACGTTGGCCCGGGTATAAGCGAAGTCGAAGTCAGTGGCACGCGGCATATCCGACAGGGTGAAGACCTGGCCCTGGGCCCAGTAGGTCATGCCTCGGTAGATCGCCGAGATGTCACGCAGCAGTGACCAGGCGTCGGCTTTGCTTTGCAGATTGAGGCTGCAGATGAAGCGCGGCTCCTGGCCACCCTTCCCGTCTGGCACCAACTGGTCGCAGTATTGCGAGATCCGGTACAGCTCCCACTTATCCACCATCCACGGCTTGATTCGCCGGCCAAGGCCAAATCGGTCAGCGGTGGTAACGTCGTAGGTCATCCAGACAGGGTTGTCGGTCCAGGCCTGCTTGAAGGTGCCGTCCCAAACACCACTGTACGAGCGCGACAAAGGATCGTAGTTGCTCGGCACCTGCATCTTCTTCAGCTTGGTCTCGACCGTAACCGCCGGGATGCTGCGGAACTGTTCGGCTGAGAACTCAATGTAGAGCAGTGCGGTATTCGGGTAGCGAATCTTCGCGTCGATCACCTCGGTAAATCCGGCGATCTGCATGGTGTCCGAGATTTTGTTGTTGTTCTGGTTGGGCGTGATGCGGGTGATGCGCATCAGCCAGCCGGTCGTGGCTTTGGGTAAGTCGATACGGCGCGTGCGCTCGTACACACTGGTGGTCTTGCCATCGACAGCTTCGCTCAGCACCTGCTGGTAGGCGCCGCCATCCGTGGCCAGCTCAACCTTGTATTCGATCCGGTACCCATTGATGTTGCCCCCGGCATCCACGGACTGGAGCGCAGGCCAGGCGAAGCGCACACGCACGGCGGAAAGCTGGGTGTTATTGATCGCCCTGACCCAGGGTGTACCGCTGCGCAGCTCGGTGCTGATGGTGGTCTCGTTCTCGACCGACGGGATCCCCTGGATATAGGTCTGGTCCACTGCCCCGGTGCGCCACTCCCACTTCACGTTCGGGAAGTTCATGTTGCCCTGGGGGTCTTGCAGCGGAGTGTTGTCGAGGTAGATGTCCCTGGCGGTTGGTGTGCCTTCGAACTCCCCCTCGCCCACAGCGATGAGCATTTTGGCAATAGCAACCGAGCGCAGACTGTCAGGGGCTTCCGTTGGCGTCTTAGGCTTCTCTTCGCCGCCCTTGGCGCCGTGGATGTCGATCTTGCTGTCGTCGCCCATCTTTTTCTCCAAGCAATAAAAAACCGCCTCGTGGGCGGCTGCGGTGCTGCAAATATTGGCTACATCTGGTCTTCGGCGTAGATAACGGCGCTGATGATTGCCCCGCCCACCCGGCGCTTGCCGTAGCAAAGCGGTACCGGGTTACCCGATGCCGTGGTGTTCTTGGCGCTACCGAAGGCGTAGCCAGGGGTATTCTCTGGGGCCGCGCTGGTCTTCAAGCCACCGACCTGAGGGCTAAGCATCTGGATTACGCCGCCAGCCACAAGCGCAATACCTGGCGCAGCAAGAACTTGGAACCCTGGAATGAACGACACAGCGATCAGGACTGCGCCGATAATGGTCTGGATAAGACCGCCTCGTTTGCTACCGGTAACGATTGGCGCAATGCGAATGTCTCCAGATCCTGAAAAACCTAATTCATTCTCACCCAGGGACTTGTTACCTCGAAAAACAGCGAACTCCATCCCTTGAGACTTTGCATTCGAAATAAATCGTTCAAACCCTGGGATCTGAACACACAGAGCCTTGATCGCCTCTGCTGGTGAGCGCACAGAGAGCCGAAAGGACCTGCCGAACTGTCGTAACCGTCCGTAAAGGAGTACGTTGGTGAGCGGTTGATATTCAATTGTCTGCGCGGCCATATTTACTCCAGGTATAAAAAAACCGCCCGGAGGCGGCTTGTGCTGATTTACTAAAGGCAGTTCCGGACCGCCTTCTCCATGTCACTTCTGCCCCAGCCAGGACCCCATGCCATCCTCTGAAACAGCTTCACCGAGCTGCCGCTTGAAACCTTGCGGATACTGAGCAGCTCATCGGTCATGTTGTTGCTTGCAGCAACAAGGCGATAGCCGTACTCAGTCTCTGACATCGTCACGTCGCTGCGCGCGTCCTGCCATTTAGGAAATACGCAGAGCGCGTACTTTTTCGGGTCTTTGGTAGAACTGGCAGCAATGCTCGGGTCTTTCGACTCAAGATCCCCTGGCGATACACACCCCGCCAACATCGCCAACGCTACCGCGCCTACGAACAATTTCATGGATTCACTCCTGTGGAAGATGGCCACAAGATATCAGAAATGAAAAACCCAGCGGGATGGCTGGGCGCTCTGATGCATATGAAGGGATTTAAGGAAATCCTGCCGAAAGCCACTCGGACGAAGGGAAATATTTCCCGATGTCCTGCCTCTCGGTTTCGAAAAAGACACCTAACCCTCGGACAAGATCTGGCTGTTCCATATGCGCGTGCCCAGGCTCTAAGATGGTTAGCAGCAGGTAGGGGTTGTACTGAGCATCCCCGAGCCGACCGTAAACAAGTAGTTTGTCGGAGGTAAATCGCTGCGGGTCTTCCTCACCAGTTCTCAACCGACGCGTCCAGGCGTCCGACACACTAGGTTCTTCGAGGTGTACCTTTCTAAGGCCCATGTCGACGACGCTTTTCGGCTTCGCAAATGCGCTATCCTTCCCGAAAGTATCGCCAGGACCAATCCCACCCTCGCGCCACAGCTTAAATTCGGAAACGAGAGAAACCGCTTCCTGTCGCGGCATCAGAAGAGTGAGCTTCCTGCTCAGGATGACTGCTGTCATTTAGCGCCGGACTTCTTACCCAATTCAATCAGATAGGCGGCACTATCCTGAGCAATGTAATCAAGCGTGGCTTGATTGAGAAAAGCAGGGCGCTGACGGGCCATCTTGCGCTCGTAGGCGCTAAGCGTAGATTTCTTTCCATCCAACCGATCACCGACTGCCCATAGAGAGGCTGAGACTGCCAAGGCACACAGGGATAGG